TTGGTAAAGTGCATTCATCTCCTGAAGTAATTGATGCATTATGGACACCCATGCTAAAGTATAGCAAGGACAAGGTAACTGGCGAGTCAGATTTATCCAAGGCACCTACACTTCGTGTTAAGTTGCCAGTATGGGAGGGTAATTGGAGATGTGAGATTTATGACGAGGATGGCAATACGTTGTTTCCCAATCCAAGCAATCCTGTTGTTACTCCAGTTGACTTTCTACAAAAGGGAATTAACGTAGCTCTTGTGATGCAATGCGGTGGATTATGGTTCGCAAACGGCAAGTTTGGTATTACCTGGAAGCTAATTCAGGCAGTTGTTCAAAAGCCAAGAGCTTCTTTGACGGGAACATGCTTTATTAAGCTAAAGCCCGCAGACAAGGAGCGTTTGAAGGCTGCTGCTCCTCAACTCGAGGCGGCTGGTTCAGATGCAGTTGAATCTGGCGCAATCGTGGAAGATTCTGACCAAGAGGGTGAGGAGGAAGAGCAGGAGGAGGAGGAGGAAACTGCACCAGCTCCAGCTCCCGAACCCGAGCCCGTCAAGAAGAAGGTGGTGCGTAAGAAGGTATAAACATAAAATCAGACATACAAATAACCAAACAATCGAATATCATAAAAATAAATAGATAGTAGCCAATTTACAATGTAATTTATAAAAAACAATAAAAAAGAAGAACAACCTTCTTTTTTATTCATATTTCAGGAGTTAAAATACTTTTTATATAATTATAATATATAATATGGGAAACTTTGAGTTCAGTAAATATTGCACTCCTGCACAACTATACCTAGTTTTAGGCACTATTGGAATAATCGCTGGATTTGTCAATAGTTTTAGTGTAGAAACACTTCTTACAAATACATTATTTCTTGTGATTTGGGCATGGGTTCTCAACTGGTTGTGTTCAAAAGGATTGCAGGCGATTTCATGGGTACTAGTATTACTGCCGTTTATTCTTTTCTTGTTTATGTTTTTATTAGTCAAGGATGTTGCCCGTAAAGAAGGCATGTATAATTATTAAAGTCGTCATAATTAAATACAAGTAAGCAAATAAATATATTTATGCAATGGTAAATATATTTGTGTTATTGTTGATTAAACAAAGGTAATTTTCACATAAACACCTCCTTTAGGAAAAATATTACACATGTTATTTTCATCTATCACAGAAATCCCTTGATTATGTATATAACAAGTTTGTATCTTTTTGAATTGCACTTGTAATGGAAACGTCTGTTTACCCAGTTTAAACATGATACACTGACTATCTAATAGAGAGATCGTGAATGGAGCATTGATATCTACATGTAACGCGTTGTTTTCATCTATATACATATTTTTCGGCAAGTCGGGGATACATTGCACAATAATATCACACCCCGACCCGTCGAAATATAACTCACTATGCCAAAGAGGTACTAGATATATTTTGCCATCTACATTCAACTTGTAAATATTATTTTCTAGTAAATCATCCAATGTTGGATTTAATATATAGATTTGGTCGTTTTTGTATTTTTCTAGTATGATCTCTCTTACACATTGAATTGTATCTTGATCAATATGTAAAACATTACAATGTTTTGAAATAAATGATAGCAACTCCATGGAAGTATCTTTGCTCATATTTTCAAACAATCGTACAGATAATTTTTTACATCCGTTCATGACAATTTCTTTGATGACATCACCCATATCACCATTGCAGGCGGACGATTGAATCATACTTTTTATAAATCTTTGCAATATCGTCATATAATCGTCATTTGTTTCGCTTGTGTCTCCCGATTCATGTAATGAATCTTTTTGGGATATAACATATTCTTGCAGATATTCATAGGATTCTTGTATTAATTTGAAATTTTCGCTGCTTTCCACACTATTTCCATTTTTATCTGGATGAAACTGCAACGCCAATCGTCTATATTTGCGTTTTAAATCATCCATAGTAACAGCATCATCTACATCAATACCAATAATTTCTTTCGCCAACGTCAAGTTCATAAATTAATATAGAGAGAGAAAAGTGTCTAAATACTTGTTCAAGGTGTATTATGTTCTTGTTCAAAACCATATACAACATTTATGATGTAAACAAAAAAGAATTCTAAATGATATATTGGGCGATAATTATTATTATAATACTTGAAAAAATTATACATATTAATCAATACGTCGCTCACTTTTTTTTGCGGAATCTTGCCAGATGATATCAAACTAGTCACAATGTACCAAACACATTGATTAATATCTAAATTATATATCAAAATATCATATAATAAATCGCGAAACGAAACAATTTTGAATTCTTCTTCTACGTGAAGAATGATATTTAATATCTTGTCTGTGATAATTTTATAATGATCCATTACAAGCTCGTCTGAACGTAAATTTTTAATATTTGTGATTTCAGACAAAGGCAACTTCTTCCTTTTGGGCGTTGGTTGAATGCACTTATTATATGTAGAAGCCGACGGGCGCGGAATATGAATAACTTCACAACATTTGGTGATATTATCGGGTAAAAAACTAATATGTTCGCTAATAATAAAAAAAGTAATATTTATCGAAGTCATTAAATTATTCTGCATATAACTATAAAAATTGTCAAGTAATTCACTATGAATCTCGTGGAAATTTTTACATACAATGATACCATTCTTCTCTGGTTTGGCAGAAATAATATCCAATATTTGCTGATAAATATCATGCCACAATAATTTTGAATTGCACCCCAATATGGACATGTCGATTTCGTAATGAATATCACTAATTTTGAAATAATACACTTGCTTATTAAATACGATGCTTAATTTTTTCTCGTATTTTAAGTCAGATGGACTATATTTTTTGATAGAACGTAACACCTGTGTATACTTTCCAACGCCTGACGGCCCATAAAAAATAACATTCTTTAAATGCTGAATAGATGCAGGAAAGTTCTTTAAAAATATGCTCTCAAGTTTTGGATGTAAACTTATTTTTTGATTTGATATTATGTATTCTTCAAAATGGGATTCATAGAATTTCATGTATAATCATACTTTAATTGTTTTTATATTTAAACTTAAAACTATTTCTATTTGATACAACAAGGAAAATAAATGAATATAATCAAATCTATAGACCAATATAATACTAATAGTATCTATTTTTGTGAACCAATCAAAAATAATGTAATTGTAAATGGCAGTTTTACACGTATATTATATTCAGCGGATATATTCACAATGAATGGGATATATTTGCTGGTGCCATTGACTGATGTAACTTTTGAGAAGTATTACCAAAAATATAAATGCATTTTTAATAGTCACAACAACATAAAAATAACCAATAAGATTTGTGAAATAGAATATAATTTACTAAAAAAAACGAGCTGCGTCATTAAAAATAAAACTCCACAATATAAACTTCTAGAACAATTTAAAAATTCCCATATTAAAATCATTTCTGACACTATGCCTGTTGCAACATCGGCAACGTCATTTTTATTGAAAATATCTGGGATTTGGGAAACTGAAACGCAATATGGTGTAACATACAAGTTTTCAATACTCTCTTGAAGTAGTATGAATTATCCATCGGCGGTAGAAGTAGATAATTTCAAGGCCATCAATATTACAAGTATGATGTTCGCAGTACCAAAACAAACGCTGCTTATAGTGTACCAATTGGATTTAAATATCCCTAAAACTTCTTTACGGGCTAACACATCTTTACTTGTGGATGAGATGGCGGATGAGATAGTAAAAGATGTATTCATCCAATACAAAGTAGATAATACTTGTGCGAGAAAAATACTAATTGATATTTTACTAAACGTATAATATTCAACAGATGTATGTCCTAAAGTGATTTCAGTTGTATAACTCGAAAACAAATACACTGAATAAATTAAAGCAGCTATAATCAATATAAATGGAAATAATAACATGATTTTATGTATTGTGGTCATCACATCAATTTTAGTATTATACTTGTTAGCTTTTATTAGATCAGGCGTTTTTTTAGCATCATAAGCGTTCCATAATAGAATCATTAAAAATATAAATCCGATTATTAGCATACCGCATACAAGTACATAAAGCGACCTCGATGGAACAGATGAAAATAATTGATACAATATAATAACAAGTAAGAATCCGCCCGTATATAAAAATGTAGAAATAAAAGTTTGAAGCCATAAAAGATTTTTGCTAGTTTGCATTTATATATATTAAACATGTAAAAAATCTATGCTTAAAAATAAAATGTTTTATTATTATATTATGAGTCGATTTAATACAAATGCTACACACCCATTGATTCCGAATGCCCAACAATATATGTTTGAACAACAATATGTCTCTATTCATTCAGAAGACAGAAACATGGTGAAATATCCAAATGCAAGTGAATTTGAACTAGAATTACCACAAGATTATCTTAATGTACAAGGATGTCGACTCGTGTCTGGATTTTTTCCGTTTACTATTTACACCTTTTCAGAAGAAAAAAAAAACAATATCATGACATTTAAAATTACAGAATTATATAATCCAATTGAACATAGTGTTGTGGATCCTTTACAGCTTGCCATTTTTACTACGTTATATAACTATATTGATAATTACACTATTACTATTGAAGACGGATATTACACTGCAGAACAAATGGCAACTGAATTGACAAATAAGTTCAATGAAGCAGTTACAAATATTTTGTTAGATAGTACCTCGACACTAACGGATACTGAAAAAACGGCGTTAGAAGCCGCTGGAGGATATAGCGAATTTGTAATCGTCTACAACAAAATATCTAGAAAGTTATGGTTTGGGAACAAAAGTTCTGGATTTGTTTTAACAAATACTGCTACGGCTAGATATGAAGAGGATAATTATAAATGTGTAACTTCAAATATTCTTCCAGCTTTTAATAATTGGGGGCTACCTGGATATTTAGGATTTACACGATGCAATGCAGAGTCTATCTTGATGGCTAATAAGAGTGATGCTCGGTTTTATTATGGTGATGTTATTGTTGGCGACAATGGATACTGGTTGATTGCAAATGCAGCATTGGCTGGTGCGTCTGCATACTATATAGAAGCTCCTTTACAAATTGATATTGATCCCCCTTCTTATTTTTACATGGAAATAAAATTTTTGAATTTCTGGGATGAAACATCGCCATACAATTATAGCACTTTTACCCAACAAACGAATCAAACAAATGGTATAGTCAAGTCGGCATTTGCAAAAATTCCATACAACAATCAATATTATAGTGTTGATACACCAAATTCATCGGCATATTACAAAATCTACAATCCACCTATGGAGAGATTTCGTAAATTAAGTATTAAATTGCGAAATCATGATGGCTCTTATGTGGATTTTCAAAACGCAAATTATACTTTTACACTTGAATTTACCCTATTCCGTCCACAAAATCTAAAAGCGTATAGTATGTATACACCTGAATCTCTCTTGAATGCATTGTAAACTTACAATAATTTATAGTATAATCATTTTATGATAGAATATTACTCTATCATAAAATTATAATTACATTCACATTTATATGCAGTATGTATCGTGAATCCATTGTCGCAATAGAGATATCTCACATGTTTCATAATCAAGTGCACAATCATTGAGAGACAAGAATTGCGGTTTTCGCATTTTGGTAGTTTTGTGAAATATGTAATTGCCACGCTTACTAGTTCTTATTGAGATGTCGTCGTTTATTTTGCGCACAACGTTGCCAGTTTTTTGTAGTACTTCAACAACATCTGCGTAACTAATATTTTCAATGGGGCGATTACCAAAACACTTTAGTGAATGCGTTTCTGTTCCCCATGATGC